AGTGAGAGAAGCGATGTTTTTAGTCACCTCTTTATTCGTCGCTTCTCTCTTTTTTTATGATACAATTACATAGTTGCAATAACTAGTTAAATTTTGGACGGTATAAGGAGAACAATTGATATTATTCCCATATGCAGGAGACATAGAATACAAGGATGAAGAACTTTCCTTGGTTTTACATTTCTTTGATGAGAATAAATCAACAGATATACGAATTACTATTGGTTTGGACGAGGAATTGTCTGAGAAGATAGAAGAACTTTTGGAGATGGTTTGATATGGCTAAAACAGTGGGGATCCTATCAGATGTGCGCCGTAATGTCAAATATCCAAACCTTCATATACCAAACCAGAATAGGAGCAAATAATGGGATATCAAACCTTTGAAGAAGAACAAATTACAGAATTTATAGAGAATGCTCAAGAAATGGGTATTGGACCAACAATGAGATATCTTGGATATCCTAAGTCTTATCATACTGCCAAGAAATGGTTTGTTAATAGAGGTTTAGAAATGCCTTCTGTTGATACCCTCGCCAAAATGGCGGCGGGACTTGGAGTATTCTATTCTGATAAAGAAAAACTTATAGCAGCACAAGCAGTATTGGATAGATGTGTAGAATCCCTAATGCAAGATACATTGGATAGCGATGGTTTGAACAAATTGGCCAATGCTGTCCATAAAGCAATACAAACCATTAACCTTATTGAAGGCAAATCAACTGTTATCAATGAACAAAGAAATAAGGATGGACAAGATCTGGCCATCATTGATTTATTGAATGAAGCAAAAGCACGAAATGAGGCTATGAGAAATAATGGTTTGAAAGGTTTGACAAGTGAGGTTTGATATGGTAGGGGTACCCGCTAGGAAAACTTTTTTCTTTTTGTTTTTTTCGCTGTCTGCAAAAAATATTTTCCACAAAACCAAATATGGGAGTGTGTTATAAATGACACCAGAACTAGTAGCAGCATTTGGAGGAGCATTGACAGCAATTCTTGGCTCAATATTCGCTATGATGAGGTTTTTGATTAAAGAATTTAGACCAAATGGTGGGGGCAGCACAAAAGATCAATTAAATAGGTTAGAAACCAGCATAACAGAAATAAATATAAGATTAAGTAATTTGGAGAATAAGAGAACAAGAAGGAAGAATGAAGGCAACTGATATTTTAGAAGGTATTCCTTTAGAATTATTGTCATTTTCGGAAGGACGTAGAGAACTTACCAAATATGACCCTATGTTGTTTGCTTTAGTATATCTGCCACACCATTTACAAAACCCTCAAGGCGAAATAACATTATCTGAATTTCATGTTGATTTAGCAGAATATGGCAAATCTTGGATTCATAGGCCAGAAAGACCAAAAGAAAACAGAGATGCATTTATTGCACCTCGTGAGTGCGGTAAGTCCACATGGATTTTTCTCATTTTACCTATGTGGGCTGCTGCACATAACCACGTAAAATTTATTGCTGCATTTTCTGATGCCGCCTCGCAAGCAGAGACACATTTGATGACATTTAAAAACGAATTGGAAGGAAATGAATATTTACAAGAAGATTATCCAGAACTTTGCAAACCTAAAATTGTGGCTTCGTCAGGACGTGCCATGGCATCTAATTCCTGGCGTATTATTCAAAGCAATGATTTTATATTTGACGCTAATGGTATTGACACTAACTCATTGGGAAAAAAGGTTTTTGGTCAACGCCCAGACCTTATTATTCTAGATGATATTGAGAAAGGCGAAAAGAATTATTCTGAATATCAGGCTGGACAACAAAGAAATACAGTATTTGATGATATTGCCCCAATGAATATCTATGCCAGAATGATATTTGTAGGTACAACGACCATGCCAAACTCTGTTATGGATCAATTCCGTAAATATGGCGAAGGTTATGCTGATCCTGAATTATCTTGGATTAAAGACCAGAATGTGAGTGTGCACTACTATCCAGCCATACTTAACAATGATGATGGCTCAGAACGTTCCGTATGGCCTGAGAAGTGGCCTATAGATTGGCTTCAATCACAAAGACATTTGCGAGACTTTGCAAAAAACTATATGAACCGTCCAGTTAATACTGATGGAACATTTTGGGTTAATGAAGATGTTGAAATTGAAGAATTACAAGATTATGGAAATACTATTATTAGTATTGACCCCGCCGTTACAAAAAACAAGATATCTGACTTTACAGGTATTGCTGTTTTATCAAGAGGCATTGACGCAAAAGGTAAAAATAATATTTATGTGCGTCATGCAGAACAAGTTAAGATGTCCCCGTCTGAAATTGCAGATAGGGTAGCCAGTTTAGTAGATATCTATGATGCTGGTGTTGTTTATGTTGAAGTAAACCAAGGTGGAGACTTGTGGAAAGATGTTTTTAAACATGTACCCGCCAAATATAGATCAAAGACTCAGCATTTGTCTAAACAGATTCGTGCTGGTAAGGCTTTGAACTTCTACCAACAAAAGAAAGTGAAACACACTTCACATTTCCCAGTATTGGAAGAACAAATGTGGGCGTTTCCAAAACTATCCCACGAAGACGTACTAGATGCTGTAGTTTCTGGCATTTTATACTTCTTGGATAATAAAGCAATAAAACTAGAAACAAAACAAATAAATTATTTAAGGAGACAACATGTCTGATATTAAAAAGGCTATTGACACAATAGTTGATAGGAGAAATTCCTATTTAACTGCTGAAGCATATTATGAGGGTACAAATTCTGAGGTTTTTCCAAGCAATCGCTGGTATAGACTACTTGGTGGAACTCCTAATGACTTCAGATTTAATTTTGCAAGGACTGTAGTAGATTCTGTTCTAAACCGTCTTGAAATTGCAAACATTACTGCCAACACAGAAGAGGCAAACAGAAAAATCAACGATATCTGGGAAATGAATGATTTACAGATTGATGCTGATGAAATTCACCGTCGTGCACTTACTTATGGTGATTGCTATGCGATTGTATGGACAGATGTAACTGGAAATATTACAGTTGATTACAATTCACCGCTTACAACTGTCATGATTTATGACGATGAAAATCCACGCACAAAAAGATTTGCTGCAAAGTTGTGGCAATCTGAAGATCCAATGGATCACACAAAGAAAACGTCACATTTGAATATGTATTATCCAGATCGTATTGAAAAATACACAATGCCTGGAGAAGTTGTAAATGTTGTTTCTGCTAATGGCTTTACTCTCGTATCTATCGTAGAAAATCCATGGGGAGAAATACCAGTATTCCATTTCCGTACATCTAAGCAATATGGAAGACCAGAGCACGTTGATGCATACGGTCCTCAAGACGCTATCAATAAAATGATTGTTACTCATATGACAACCGTTGATTATCAAGGAGCACCACAGCGTTATGCATTATCTGGTAGTGGTAACTCAGCAGAGTTTGAAGATTTTGATGATAATTCAACAGTAGATGAAAACTTAGGTCGTTTAAAAAATGGACCAGGCGAATTATGGTACCTAAAGGGTGTAGATAAGGTTGGAGAATTTTCTCCTGCTGACCACAAGGTATTTACAGAGCCAGTGAAAGATTTCGTTCGTTCAATGGCATCTATCACAAATACTCCGCTTCATTATTTTGAGAAGACTGGAAGTATCCCTTCTGGCGAATCACTCAGAACTGCTGAAGCACCGCTCATTGCCAAGGTAAAGGATCGTCAGATCACATTTGGTTCAACATGGGCAGATATGTTTAGATTTATCCTAAAGATTGATAATTCTGCTGAACCTAATGTTCAGGTAAGATGGAAAGACATTGAGTCTATGGATAGTTTGGATGCATGGGAAGTTGCAGTAAAGAAGCGTGTTGTTGGCGTATCTCTTGAGCAAGTTCTTATTGAAATGGGTTATGATTTAGAAGTTGCTCGTGCAATCGCAGCAGTTGAAGAATCATTAACTACTTTGTCACAAAACACAAATACAAATAATGTATTAATGGAAGCCACAGGAGGCAACGTTGGAAACGAATAATACAGAAACACAAGAAATACAAGAACCAGTAATTAATGATCCTAAAGCAGTGCTTGAGGCTTTGGATCGTGCAAAAAATGATGCCAAAAAATTCAGGGAAGAAAAAGAGAAACTTGAAATTGACCTGAATAGCAAAGATCAAAAGATTGCAGAATTTAGTGGAAGACTTATGAATGAGAAGATCAATCAAAAGTTATCTGCTGAGGGTTTGAAAGACCCATCAAGATTTATCAAGTATTT